ACCTGCGGTAGATGAAGGTGAGATTATTCGAAAGCGTAGTATACCCAATATATATACGGAGCTAGATGCTGTTATAGTTGCCTTAAAAAGGCAGTCGCTAAAACTATGGGTTGATTTCTTTAGAGAAAAACTCTATAATTAGCGTATGGATAAACTTAAGACGACAGGTGCACCGCGTCAATTTGAAACTGGAGCTCAGCGTGATAACGGGGAAGGTAAACTTCGTATGAGTCTCGTTCCACATAAAGCGTTAAATGATGTAATGATGAGATATATTCAAGGTGCAGAAGCTTACGGTGAAAATAATTGGAAAAAAGGAATGAAACATTCTGTCTTATATGATTCAGCAATGAGACATTTGATGCAAGATTTTACAGGAGATGTAAGTGAGGATCATCTAGGAGCTGCTTTATGGAATATTATGGGTATGATTTGGAATAGACAGAATAAACCATTAATGGATGATAGGAAATTTTATGAGTAAATTTAAAATATATACCGCAACTAAGGGTAAAAAAGAAGATACACTTTTATATAATTCACTAAGTTTAGATTATTACAATATACCAGTACATTACGAGGAAAATAATACAAGGAGTTTACAAAAATGCTATAATAATTTCATAAAAGACGCTAAGAAAAATGATATAGATATTGCAGTTATTGTACACGATGATGTGTATATAAACTGCAAGGATATGCTCGAAAGGCTACTTGACGTTTCGAAGCAATATACAGTATTTGGACTAGCTGGAGCTACTTCCTGCAAAATTGGTAACCCCGCTTTATGGCATCTTATGTCAAAAAAGCAAGATCAAAGAGGTTGTGTAGCTCATGGTAGTAAGGAGTCATATATGTATACTTCTTTCGGCCCTGTACCGAGTAGATGCTTAATTATTGACGGTGTATTCATTGGTATTAATATTAACCAGTTACCTGAAGGAGTAAAATTTGATGAGACTTACCCTTGCAAATGGCACTATTATGATTTAGACTTCTCACTTGAATGTAATAGGAACAAAGTTATAATTGGTGTAGTTGATATACCTATCATACATTCTAGCCCAGGTTTAACTAATCCTGATAAAGAGTTTTACGATGGTCAACATTACTTTATTAATAAATGGAAAAAATAGATTTAGATTATTTTGAGAAAATTCTTATATATAAGAGTTTAACTGATGAAAAGTACTTGGCTGATATTATCGGGCACGTTGATCCTGCTATAATAGCGAGTAAAAATATAAAGACCATTTTTACCGTAATTAAGGATTTCTATAACAAGAGAGGTGTCCCTCCGACTGTTACGGAACTTAAAGCTTATCTTGTTAACGATGATATTAAGGATGCCTTTAAAGGTGTAGCAGCGACTTTTAAAGAGATTGATAAAAATTTAAATAACGAAGAACTTTTAGATAATACTGAGCGTTATCTAAAGGAGAGAGCAATTTATCATACTATGATGGATGTCGCGGAAGATATCACCAAGGGTAAGGTAGATACAAGCTATATTTTAGAGCGGTTTGAGAAGAGTTGTAGAATAGATCTACAGGATGATATCGGGTTAGATCTATTCGAAAATATAGACAGTGTTGCTGCGGAGTTAAATGTTGAGCAACCTACTATATCCTCTGGTTGGGAATGGGTTGACGAAAACTTAAACGGGGGCTTTTTAGAGAATGGTAGATCGTTTTATGTATTTGCTGGTCAGACCAACGTCGGTAAGAGTATATTCTTAGGTAATATTGCTACTAGCATGTGTAGACAAGGTAAGAATGTTGTCGTCATATCTTTAGAGATGAGTGAGATAATGTATGCCTGTCGCTTAGCTTCTGATCTTACTAAAATACCTATTGCTAACTTAAAAGACGAGAGCGTAACATTGCAGCACTCGATTAAGGGTATGAACAATATGGGTAAGCTTATTATTAAAGAGTTTCCACCCAATACTATTACATCGCAGCAAATTGCTAGCTATATAAAAACACTACAGCTTAAAGGTATTGAAGTTGATGCTATCGTCTTAGATTATATTAATCTCATCAAAGGATCAATGAATTCTAATCTTTACGAACGTATTAAATCAGCGTCAGAAGAAGTAAGAGCATTGTCTTATAAATTTAATTGCCCTATAATTAGCGCGACTCAGCTTAATAGGACAGGCTATGATGTTGATTCACCGCGGTTAGATAGTATCGGTGAGAGTATCGGTCTAGCTGCTACGGCTGATGCTATCATCGGTATCACGCAAAGCGATGAAGATAAAGAACTCAATATTATCAATCTTCATATGATGAAAAATCGATTCGGCCCTAATTTCGGTAAGAATCAGTTTAGAATGGATTATAAAACACTAACGGTTATTGAAGATGAGGGTCTTAACGATGGGGACGGTGATTTAGGTGAATCAGCTAATGCTTTGGATATGTTGAGTAATTAAAAAAGGGAACTAAATAGTTTCTATATGCCTGATAAGGAAGCTATAAATCTAATAAAGAGATATCTAGATGAATATAATCTTTTAGAAGAATATACTTTTAATGGTGATATTTTTCATGAAAATATTAAGCTAGGCGGCACAATTTACGGTGTCGCCGGTGTATTTTTTGAAGATAATCCTAATTTACTAGCTAACTATATTTTAAAGGAATATACTACAGTAGTAGATATTGTATTGCTTATAGATCTTAAAAATAAAATAGTTATTTTGAGAAAAGCGAAGAATTGCGATATGGATTTAGGTAAATTAGCTAAGCAATTATCAACCGGTGGTGGTAAAGATGAAGTCGCCGGCTGTTTATTAAATGATAAAATTCTAAACCTAACAAAACTTTTAAACCCGTTAACATGATTGAAAGTACACCAACCCAAAATATAGAAAATGATGAGTTTCAGCATGCCTTTCTGTCGTTTTGTACGTTCGTATCTCTTTTAAACGGCAAGAAAATGAACTACCCTACGGTTTTCTTAAAAATACTTGAAAATAAAAAGCTTCGAGAGATTTATATGGCGCAGATAAATGAAGATAGTGAATTTGTTGCTATCCGTAAATTTATAGAAGCGGAGCCGTCAATAACGAAGAGTAAATATATAACAAAATACTTGAATAAGCTAAAAACACCTTTATTATAAATAGGTGGAAGAATTCGAAAAGCAGATTTATAATACATACCTTGCTGTGTCAAGGTCAATTAACAATAAACCTTTCCGTATACGAAGAGATTTTACCGGGTTTGAGAGTAAGCCTGAATATTTAGCAGTAAAGAAGCTAGCTACATTCTTTAAAAAGCACAGACATTTAAATATTGATAGTTTCTTTGAAGCTCCATTCTTTGTTTATGGTGAAGATTATTTTGGTATTGATTTTTTCTGTACACAGAAAGCTATAGCGACTTATACGAGATATAATGATAATTTCCTAATAGAAAAGCCTGATAGTAAGGTATGTGGTAAAAAGATAAAGGAGAGTATTATATTCATAACAAATTTTTGTAAGTTGAATAATATAAGAGTGGCAGATTATATTACACATAAGGAGAATGGCAGTCAGTATTATTCATTCCTTACACATCTCAAAGACAGAAAAATTAATGTCTATATTTTATTTGCGTTTAAAGATTTTGAGAGAGTAGTTAAAGCTGTTGATATTAATATAAAGAAGCTACTGGCACCGTCGTTAATGAGAATGGATTATCTGAGGACTAAGATATACTCATCGACGCAGATGAAAAAAAATATAAGCTTGTTCAAAAAATTTGTTGATAACTAATAAACAGTATCATATAATAAAAATATGAGTAATATAACAAGTTCAATGTTTGAATCGATTAGAGGCGCACTCGCGTCTAATGAAGAGAAGTCTAGCGGTCCAGCAGACATTCTCAGAACCGAGCCAGGTAATACATACACGGTTCGTTTGCTACCGTTTGCAAAAGACCCTAAGAAGACATTTTTCCATTATTTCCAGCATGGGTGGAACAGCTTCTCTGCTGGTCAATATGTAAGTGCTATTTCACCACAAACGTTTGGTGATCGTGACCCGATTGCTGAAACCCGGTATAAGCTATATCGTGGTAATGATGAAGAGAAGCAAATGGCTAGTAAGATTATTAGATCTGAAAAGTGGTTGGTAAATGTATATGTTGTTAATGATCCTGTTAATCCAGATAACAACGGTAAGGTTATGACGTTGCGGTATGGTAAGCAATTGCACAAGGTTATTGCAAGTGCGATTGACGGTGAAGATGCAAGTGATCTCGGTCCACGTATTTTTGATCTATCTCCTAACGGTGTTA